CTCCGCGATCTTCATGGGCTCCGGCGTCAGCGCGCACGTCTCAGACCTGACCATCGCTGTCACCGGCAGCACCCGGGGCATCTACACCGAGAAGACCCCGACGGCCGGCGCTGAGCTGCGCGGCTGGTACAACGGCTCGATCCGGCGCGTCAACGTGACCGGCCCGAACGACGGCACGCACTCCACCTTCGCCATCAGCCTGAAGACCTGCCTGCAGTTCACGGTCGAGGACGTGCACATCACCGGCTGCGGCATGGGCATCGAGGTCACCTCCGAGGACGGCAGTTTCACCGCCGGCTACGGGCTGATCAGCCGGTGCCACGTCGGCGTCATCGGCGCCAACGCCATCGCGTACCGGATCGGCGCCGACGCCGGCAAGGTCAAGATGATCACGATGGCGAACTGCTCTGCTTTCGTCGACCCGGTCTACTCCAACAGCGTGGCGTTCTTGATGTCCACGCCCACCGGCGAGGTCTCGGCGATCCGGATCATCAACGGCACGGCGCGGGGCTTCTACAGGTCCCTGCTGATCGATGCGCTGGCCTACGAGTGCTTCGTCGACTTCGGGTACGCCCAGCTGAAGACCGGCGGCCAGTTCGCGCGCGTAGCCGGATTCGCCAACAAGGTCAGCGTCTCCGAGCTGCAGATGGACTCGGGCGCCACCGCGACGGCGATCAGCGACGTCAACGCGCTCGCCACGCTCCCCAACGAGTACCAGGTGCACGCCTACGCGGCGACGGGCAGCCTGACCTCTTCGGTAGGCAACGGGGTGGTTACCCGCGGCCTGGTCGAGGGCGGCGCCACCTTCTCCGACCAGCTCCGGGTCTTCCCCGGCCAGGCCCGGCGGACCGCCGGGCCGTGGACGATGTCCGGCTCGCTCTCGGGCAAGGTCGGCGCCGGTGTATTCAGCTGGTACAACGAGTCGGGCTACCCCGTCTACATCCGCAGCGTCCGCGCTGTCGTGGGCACCGCACCCACGGGCTCCTCGATCATCGTGGACGTCAACATCAACGGCACCACGGCGTTCACCACCCAGGCCAACCGGCCGACGATCGCGATCAGCGGCACCACGTCCGGCAAGGTGACCAACATGAACGTGCTCGCGGTCCCGGACGGCGGCCGGATCAGCGTCGACATCGACCAGGTCGGCAGCACCGTGGCCGGCTCGGATCTGACGGTGCAGATCGAGGTGCAGTAGTGGCCATCAGCCGGAACAACAACGCCAACAACGGCACGCTCTCCAACACGGGCTCGGCCACGACGCTGACCACGAGCTGGGACACCTCGCTGCTGAAGCTCGGCGACCGGGTGTTCTGCTTCCTCAGCAGCATCGCCACCAACCCGACTCTGACCGCGCCGGTCGGCGGCGGCTGGACACAGCTCGGCTCGCTCTACAAGCCGACGACGACGCTGGCCACCGCGGTCTTCTACAAGGACTACGTGGCCGAGGCGGCGTCGACCACGCACACGTGGACGTTCAGCGCCGCCGGCCGTTGCATCGCTGAGCTGCAGGCGTACAGCGGCTGCGACCTGTCGCAGGCCCCGCTGTCCGGCAACAACGCCACGCTCACCAGCGGGGTCTCGGTATCCGGCTCGTCAGCGGTGACCGACGGCGACTGGGTGCTCAACCTGGCCGCCGGTCGGCAGAGCCCCGGCGACGCCGCGGCAATCACCTGGGCCTCGACCACCGGCACCGACAACGAGTCGTTCGACCTGCGCGCATCAGCGACCGGCACGACGCCGCAGCTGACCGCGGTCTTCACGGACGTCAACATGGCGCAGCCGACAGGCACCACCACGCGGACGCTGACGGCCTCGAAGACCCTGGCCGAGGCCCACATATGGGCAGTGCGCCTCAGGGCCGCAGCCGCAGCCGCAGGCTGGCGCGTCGGCATGCCGGTACGCTGACCCTAACGAGGAATAACCCCAACCTCTCTGGCGCCCGAGCGGCGCCAGTCGTGCGCCCACCCATTGCGAGGAGGCCTCATGCACGAGGGCACATTCACCGGAGGGCCGCTGGACGGCCTGACCTACACCATCGAAAGCACCCAGGGAGTCCTGGTCATCGCCAAGGACTCCCGGGTTGCGTGGCTCTACCGCAGCAACGGAGAGTCGCTCGTCGACCCGCGCCCGTATGAGCTGGTGCTCGACGAGACCACGGACGAGCTGACCGGCGCCCGGCCGTTCGACGAGGACAAGGCCATCGCGGCGGCCGAGGCCGGGTACGACATCATCGCCGCCCCCGGCGAGGACCCGACCGAGGAAGAGCTGGCAGAGGAGGAGGTGCTCACCGATGGCGAGTAACCCGAACCCGACCCGCATCAGCGCGGCGCTCTGGTACCTCTGGACCGAGATCGACAAGTTCGAGAAGTCGGCCCAGTACGGCGGTAGCTACGCGAACAAGCCCGGCTACCACAACTACCGCAACACCCTGCCGGCCGGGGACTACTCCGTCGGCGAGGTCAGCAACGACCGCAAGGGCTCCGGATCCAAGGTCTCGGCACTCGACATCACGCTGTCCAACGCGGCGATGATCAAGTACTCGAAGCGCCTCGACGCCGCGATGCGCGCCAAGGACAAGCGGCTCTACATCAACGGCCAGCCGATCCTGCGCGAGTTCATCGGCACCAAGGACGGCAAGACCGTCTACTGCTACATGCTCACCGGTGGCAAGGCGCAGGGCGTCGGCGCGGACTCCGGCCCGGACAAGGGTCGCTCGAAGACGCACCTCTGGCACATCCACCTGTCGATCATCCGGCTCTTCTGCGAGTCGAGTGACGCGATGGAGCGCATCCTCTCCATCTGGAAGGGCGAGCTTTACAGTGCCTGGGCCAAGCGCCACGGCATTGTGACCACCCCGAAGCCGCAGCCGGCCAAGCCGGCCAAGCCCGCGACCCCGGCCAAGCCGGGCCTGCCGTCCTACAAGAACGGGTCGCGCGAGCTGAAGAAGGGGATGCGCGGGACGGACGTCAAGTTCGTCCAGGTCTGGATCGGCTCCAAGCGCATGGGGGCCGCTGACGGCACCGCCGGCGACAAGTTCGTGTCGGGGGTGAAGTGGTACCAGAACATGCGAGGCCTGAAGGCCGATGGGATCGTCGGCAAGAAGACCTGGTCTGCGATGGGGGTCCACTAGCGGTTACAGGGGGCGGGCTCACGCCCGCCCCTTCCCGGGCCGCCGCGCAAGCGACAAGCCGGGCGAACTGATTTATTAGCAGAAATGTGGTGGCCATGCAGATACGGGACGTGATTCTTGGCTGCTTTATGGTGGGATGGATCGCGGTCACCATCATCACCGCTTGGAAGACGGGCTCTGTTCCGGCCGAGTTGTGGGCCGTGCCCGGCGTGGGTATTGGTGCACTGATGGCCCTCTTCCGGAACTCCGACGGCACCACCAACCAGGGTCGACGTCAGGTATCTGACCAGGAGACCCAGGAGGAGACACCGTGAGCATCATCAACGACAGCATCCAGGCGCTGGCCTGGCTTCTGGCCGGAGCCGCGGTGACCTATCCGCTGGTGGCAGCGACGCTGCGACAGAACGCGCACGACCGGCACAAGGGAGGCAATCGCTGATGGCTGAAACCCCCAAGGACCCGTCAGCCCCGGCGCGCGAGAGCTGGAAGCGGCGCATCGTCTGGGTCACGCTGTTCGTCATCTCGGTCGCCGGACTGGTGATCATGACGGTCAGCGGGATCCGTAGCCGCGACTACATCTCGTGCAACGCCGAACAAGTCGAAATCCTGATCAAGTACCAGCGCGAGGCGAGCGTCGCCGCGCGCGAGGAGCGCGAAGCTCACGACGTCGTCCGCCGGGCGCAGCTCGCCGGCGACGCGAGGGCCGAGCACGACGCCATCCTCAGGTACTTCGACATCCGCACGAAGGCCGACGCTCGGCGGTCCGCGGCACCGCTGCCCGACCTGCCGGAGAAGGTGTGCGGCAAGGATCCCAACTCTGCCCGCCGGTAGAGCTGGTCACCCAGAAAGGACCAACATGGGCGACATCAACAACCCGGTCCCGGAAGCCGGTTCGGCAACCGGGGCCACCGAGACCAAGACCTGGGCGGCAACCTTCGCTGGCTTCATCCTGTCCCTGGCCGGCCTGACCCTGCTCTCCTCGGTCGACACCGACATGATCAAGAGCCTCCCGGACTGGCTGGAGACCGGCGCGTACTCGGCGCTGTTCGCGGCTACGGTCTGGCTGACCGGCTACAACACCAAGCACAAGCCGGGCAAGCTGTCCCTCTCTGCCCTGCGCGCGGCCCGGTCCTCGCGCCCGCTCTAGCCCTCAACGCAAAGGCCCCCGCGCTCTCAGAGCGCGGGGGCCTTTTGCTGTATTCGGGGTCGCTAGCAGTTGTCCTTCACGCCCGGCAGCGCGCCCAGGCTGTCGAAGCCCGGACCACCGGCCCGAGCCGTGGTGATGTTCGGGCTGGTCAGATTCAGCTGGGTATACGGCGAGTTCACCGTCACCGAGCTGAAGTTGCTCGCGATGCCGGCGGGGGACGAGTTCAGCAGGGCCATGGTGCCGACCCGGGCCGCGGACCCGTTGGACGCCACCAGGCCGTTGCCCATGTCCGAGCACGGCAGCGTGGTGAAGTCCACGACCTCGTAGAAGGCCTGGAAGGTCTGACCCGACGTGAAGGTCACACCCGGACCGGACGGCGTCGCGCCGGTCCACAGGCTGTCGTTGAAGTCGCCGACCCACATGTTGTTGAAGGCCAGCCACCAGGCGCCGTTGTTGTGCTGGATCTGGAAGCGATACGGGTTGCCGTTACCCGGCACCGCGCCCGCGAGGCCCAGCAGGCTCTCGCCGATGCAGTAGTTCGCCGCCACGCTGCACGTGGGCGCGTACGGGGTGAAGTTGACGTTGTAGCCCTGGCCCACGCCGTTCTTCCACCAGAACGAGAACATGCACGGGACCGGCTGTGCGCCACAGACCCCCGGGTCAACCGTGGTGCCGACCTCGACGATCTGCCGCTGACCGCCGACGGTGCGCTCCACCGCGATCTCGGCCAGGGTGTGCCCGCCGTTGACCGGATCCAGGTAGGGCTTGTAGACGTGCAGGTTGGCAGCCATCCCGAGCGCACTGTCGGTGCCGCCGAGAACCTGCGCGTTGCCGCCGTAGAAGAAGCAGCCGGCCGGACACGGCGCCATCCGCGAGGCGGCCCGCTCGGGCCGCAGCGCCTGGTGGCCCTTCTTCGCGACGATCTTCGGCGACTTCAGGCCGGTCATCGGCTTGGCGCCGGGGTTGAACTCCGGCGGGCCGTTCTCGACGCAGCTGCTGGCCGGCGTACCCGGGGCGCCGCAGGACACCTTCTCGGCCGGGGCCGCCTGGGCCGGACCGGTCTGTGCCGGCGCGCTGAGCGCCAGCGGGACGAACACGGCAGCGCTGGCCAGCGCCACCATCAGTCTCTTGAGCATCTGGGACTTCCCTTCCCCCGGGTGTCTCCCGGGGTAGTGCCCGTCGCCGATCCGCGAGCGCGCGAGGGGCGGAGGTCGAGCGTAGTGTGCAAATGAAAGGGACCCTCCGCATCCAGCCGCGGAGGGTCCCTTTCATTTGCACACCGAAGTCAGAGAACGGAGGACTCTGTCCGGATCGCAACCCCACCAGGAACGTACTACACGTTTACGCCATCAGCAACGTCAGATCGATCACGGCGCAGGGCCTCGACGATCTCGATCAGCCAGGCCTTGTACTCGTCCTCGCTCATCAGCAGTCCGCACCGGGCGGAAGAGCACTCGCGGTACCGGTCCGGGTCCTCCGGGTTCAGCCTGAGCGTGGAGACGGTGTTGCAGCGGCGGCACGGAACTCCCCACATCACGATCGGCTGGGGCGCGTTCTCGCCGAGGGCGTTCCGCAGGTGCCCGCGCAGCTCGATCATGTCAGCGGCGAACTGGGCGATCTCCTCGTCCTCGTCGGCGATGGACGCGAGGCGGGGCTCGATCCACTTCATCAGGCCGGCGACGTCGCGAGGCGGAACAAGGTGACTGTCGTAGACCGTGACCCTCCACCAGTTCGCCCAGTGATACAGGACGGTGGCCACACTGTGGATGCCGACCTGGTCCGGACCCGCCTGCATCTGCCCGGTGTTGGCCGGCGCGGTGAGGTCCGCCACGTTTACGTTGATCGGGAGCTGTCGTTCCTTGCTCCCGGAGACCGCCGGGCGATTACTCGGGCTGGCCGTGGTGGCCATTGGCAGGGCCGCGGCAATGGGATCCCGGGGCCTATCCGATCCCCTCCGAATCCGATCGTCGGAGATCAATTCCTCCTGCTCTACCAGCCTGAGGAACATCGAAAAAACTGACATCCGGTCGCGTTCAAGACGGCGCCGGCCAGACTCACATGTCTGCGAACGGTCAGGTGCGTGCTGCTCGGCCTTCGGGTGATAGACCGGGCAAAGTACGCAGTAAGGCACCACCATGACGACTCTCCTGACCTCGCGCACTCTGATGTACGATGCTCGAAGATCGCCAGTCCGGGAAGCCTGGTGGTCCGGTTTCAAACGAGGCGCACGACCAGTTGGGGGTTCTGGTCGTGCGCCTCTGTCGTTTTCTGATCAGACCCCAGTGATCAGGATCATTCGACGCCATGCATTCGGGTCCGGAATTGACTCCTGGACGATTCGCTCAATCACCGCTCGTTCCATCCACCAATCGTGGTAGCGAACGTTCACGGTCGGCGCGATCAGCCCCACCCCTGGCCCCGCGGCGATATCGACCTCGGCGCCCTCGGCCGAACCCTCGGCCCCGTGTTCCTGTTCCGCCTCAGCCACAGCGCACGCTCCCTCGGGTCGGTCGGCCCAGGGCGATCCTCCGCCCGGACGACGTTGTTCAGGTAGAACCTGCGGAACTCAGAATCCGCTGCAGTAGTGGCCTGAGCCAGGAGCGTCACGGCGGAATGGATCTTGCCGAAGCTCTCCCGCAGCTGCCGCCAGACCTCCTCGGCCTGTTCCGGGGTCCAGACGTGGACCTCCCGAATCACGAACGGGTCGTGCTGCTCCACCATGATCGCCTCCTGACTGCGAACAGCCTACTGGCCCTCGGGCTGCCTACGCTGACACAGCAGTTCGTGAAAGCCCAGGTCACGCTGATTAACCGTAGCGAAGGCCTTGAGCCCGTTGCCCGTGTCGACGACATGGCCGGACACCGGCAGGTCCAGCGGCTGGTCACACCGCGGGCAGGAGACGCCGATATCGGTCGCCTGCGCGGTCGACCGGGTGTTCACCGGCTGGCCGGCAGGTGTCATCGCCGCCATCTGGTCCTGGAAGACCAGGCTTTCGACATCGATCGAGTCGACCCCCTGGCCCTCCCCGAGGACCAGAAGCCCGCGCGCCTGCACGCCGATCTCCTCCAGCATCTGCTGGAGACCCGACAACTGGTCGGCGTCCATCTGCTCATCGGGGAGACCCGTGATGACCAAGATGTCCGCCGGGGACACGCGCACCACCTGCTCAGCGTGACTGAGCAGGGCTTCCAGGTGCGCGCGTCCCCGGGATCGCTTCGTCACCGGCGCCGCCGCTTGTTGTACCAGTGCGCCACGCCGACGACCGCCGCGATGGCGATCAGGGCGAGCACGAGGACTGCCGGGCCGCTGAGGCCCGTGGCGTCCTGGACGGCCGAGGCCCAGGACACCGGATTGAGCTGGTCCATCTTCTTCTCCTTCTCTCCGCTGGCGGATGCCAGGCAGTGCCTACTTCTCGGGGGTGGTCTTCTTGCTGTCCACGCCGGTCACCAGCGACGACCAGGCCTCGGCCAGGGTCGGCTTGCCGGCGGCCCGGTTCTTGGCGTCCGCCTCCTTGATGCCCTTGGTGAAGGCGCCCAGGAAGGTGCTGAGGTTCACCGCGCTGCCGGCCTTACCGACCCGCGCCGCGAGCGCGACGAGGATGGCCTCGGTCTCCTTCGGGCCGGCGGTCGACCGGGAGATGACCTTGCTCTCGCTGGACGACTCGCCGTTCTCGGTGGTGACCACGGTCTGGGTGACGACGACGTCGTACTCGACCACGATCTTCTTGACCTCGTTGCTCATGATCTTCCTTTCTCCCCGCCGGCGGGCGCCGGCGGAAGGCTATGCGGGGTCGGGCAACGCCATGTCGACGAAGCGCGAGAGGTGCAGCTGCGCGGCCACGGTGATCGTGTCCGTCGGGCCGTTGCGGTGCTTGGCCACGATGAAGTCGGCCTCGCCGGCTCGCGCCGACTCCTTGTCGTAGTAGTCGTCGCGGTGAAGCAAGATCACGACGTCCGCATCCTGCTCTATGCTGCCGGATTCGCGCAAGTCAGAGAGCTGCGGGCGCTTGTCTTGGCGCTGCTCAGGGCCACGGTTCAGCTGGCTCATCGCGATGACCGGGCACTCGACCTCCTTCGCCAGGAGCTTCAGCCCCCGGGACAGGTCGGACACCTCCTGCTGACGACTCTCGGTGCGCTTCGGGCTGGTCATCAGCTGCAGGTAGTCGACAACGATCATCTTGAGGTTGTGCCGCTGCTTGAGCCGGCGCGCCTTCGCCCGGATGTCCGTCAGCGTCATCGCCGGGCTGTCATCCACGAAGATCGGTGCATCGGTGACGTCGCCGAGCCGGCGTGCCAGCCTGGCCCAGTCGTTGTCGTCCAGGTTGCCCGTACGGAGCAGGTGCAGCGGGATGCGCGCCTCGGCCGAGAGCATCCGCGTGACGATCTCGGTCTTGCTCATCTCCAGGGAGAACAGGCACGAAGCCATGCCCGCCCGGATCGAGGCGTGCCGCATGAAGTCGATCCCAGCGGTGCTCTTACCCAGGCCGGGCCGCCCAGCCACGATGATCAGCTGGCCGGGGTGGAAGCCCGCGATGAGGCGGTCCAGGTCCCGGAAGCCGGTCGGCACGCCGAGCGCGTCCTGGTCGGCCGCTCCGGCCGCCTCGATCCCGTCGAGGGTCGGCTGCAGCATCTCCGCGAAGCTGGAGAAGTCATCCCGGCTGCGCGTGGCGGTGACCTCGAAGATTGCCTGCTGCGCCAGGTCGACGGTGGCCGCCAGGTCCAGGCCGTTGCGGTTGGAGTTCTGGCCCAGCTGGGCAACCTTGGTGCCGACCTCGACGAGCCGCCGGAGCACGCCCTTCTCGGCGACGATCCGGGCGTAGTACGGCGCGTTCACCGCCGTGGGCACCCGCTCCGTCAGCGTGTGCAGGTAGGGGACCCCGCCGACGCGCATGAGGTCGCCCGAGTCGCTGAGCGCGGCTGCCACCGTCACGGGGTCGGCCGGCGTCCCCTGACTGAACAGCTCGGTGATCTTGTCGAAGATGACCCGGTGCTTCGGTGCGTAGAAGTCGTCCAGCGTCACGATCTCGATGACGTCGGAGATGATGTCCGTCGAGAGCAGCATCCCTCCGAGGACCGACTGCTCGGCCTGCTGGTCGTTGGGTGGCGCCTCGCCAGTCGGCAGGCCGTCGGTCACTCCTGATCTCCCTTCGTCGTCTCGTCCTCGGTCTTCGGTTCTGCGGTGATGGCGCGCAGCCGGTCCAGCGCGCTGACCGCGTTCTTGGCGTCGGTGTCCTGGGCCAGTCGTTCGAGCAGCGGCACCAGCACCTCGCGGACGGTCGCCACGCCGCGCGTGCCGGTCACCGCCTTGGTGGCGTCCCGCTCGAACGGCGACGGCAGCTGCCGGGCCTCGTGGTGCATGTCCCGGCGCCGTTCGGCCTTGATGGCCCGGACGCCGCGATTGATGTGCGCCGGCATGATCCACTCGGTCGACTCGGCGTAGTGCCGCCGGACGGCCTCCAGCGCGTCCCTCAGGTCGAGGTGCCCAATGAGCGCGAACCAGCCCTCAGCGAGCCGGTCGCCGTTCTCGTCGTCGGGGATCTTCCGGTTGTCGAAGAGGGCACAGGCAGCAAGCACGCGCGCGGCGTCTCCCGGGGTCACGCCTCGATCTCCGGAATCGGCTGCTGGCCGCCGTACTTCTGGTCCAGCCGGTCCGCCACGCTCAGCGCCTGGCCGGCGCGGCTGGCCGCACCGGTCTCGACCACGCCGGAGCGCTCGCGCTGCATCTTCCCGATCAGGTCGTTCTCCCCCTTGATCTGCTTGCGCAGTTTGAAGGGGGAGCGGATCTTGTCATTCCAGAACGGGTGCTCCTGCGTCCACTTGATGACGTCACGCAGCTGGTCGAGGGTGTGCCCGTCGATCTCCATCAGCTTGCGCATGTCGTTGATCCAGGCCTGATTCACATCGGGCCGCTCGTTCTTCGAGTGGTTGCGCTGGACCCAGTTGGCCAGGTAGTCGGCGAGCCGCTTGGCGTCCGCGAGCAGCTCGGCCTTCTTCGGGTCGAGCACTACGTCGGTCGGCTGCTCGTCCGTTGCCTTGGCCGCCTTGGCGGTGGCCTTCTTCGGGGCCTTGGTCGCGGGGTTCTGCCCCCAGCGCTTCTGCGCGCCGGCGCGGCCGGCGGCTGCTCGCTTGCTGCGCAGGTCCTTCACGGCGGCGCCGCTGCGCTGGTGCCTCAGGTAGTCGTGCACGTATCCGTGGCCGCGCCGAGGGATGACGCAGCGCTCGCAGGAGCTGTGCTCGTCGTGCCACAGGCCCTCAGCGATCATCTCCTTCAACACGGTGTCGCTGATGCCCGTCAGGCGCTGCACCATGGCGAGAGGAAACACCCCGTCGGAGAAGCTCTGGGCGGACATGCACAGCGAGACGACGTAGGCGGCGATGGCAGCGGTGGGGTCGCTCATCGCCATGAACTTCGGGTTGGTGTAGAGATCCACGGATACGCGGACCCACTGGCGAGTATCGTCCGGGCTGCCCTGGGCGCCTGGAGTA